ACATACTGTCTTTAGATGAAAGTGAGTGGGGCAAATTTACTGACCGGCAAACAGGATTTCACCAGCATCAGCATACTAAAACTATACCCGCATTATTTCCTGACAGAGATGCTTTCCCCGAAATAATGATAAACGATTTTCAACATACGGAGGCTATGCGACCTTTCTGGCAGGAGTTGGTTGACATTTTCTCGGAACAAAACAGTGAACAGTATATTGTAACTACGGCTATGGTGGTGAGATTGGCAGCAGGATGCAGTATTGAAATACACTCTGATGCTCACCCATATTTCGCTCTTACTCATCGATTACACTGGGCGTTACATGGTGACTATGATGATATGGATTTTATGATCGCCGGGGAAAAGATAGACATGAAGACAGGGGATGTGGTTGAGATTAATAACAGGTTGCCTCATTGCGTTAAATATTCCGGCAAGGAGCATAGGTATAATTTCATAGTGGATTTATTCAAAGTTCCCTGAAATGTATTTAACTAACGAATATTATTATTTTACTGAAGCCATAGACAAAAAAACCTGTAATAAAATAATAAAGGCAGGAAATACAGACTTTGGCGACGCAACAATAGGGCACGGTGGGCCAGAAATAACAGACAAAAAAGCTAGAATGAGTAAAATTGCTTGGACAAGTGACCAATGGGTATATGATTTAATCTGGCCCTATATGGAAGAAGCAAACGCACAAGCTGGTTGGGAATATGACATTAAAGCTGCTGAAGCTGTCCAGATAACTCGGTATGAAAAAGGTGCGTTTTACGACTTTCACCAAGACGGCAAGAGTGACAACCTAGGTGCCTATGATGAGCCACAAAACAAATTTAGACACGGAAATGTTAGAAAATTGAGTATGAGCATCATATTAAATGATGACTATGAAGGAGGAGACTTTGAGTTTGCTACATTAAATAAAATATACACCCCAGATTTTAATAAATTAGGGTCTGTTATGGTGTTTCCTTCTTTTATGATGCACAGAGTTAAGCCAGTAACCAAGGGCACCCGGTATTCACTTGTTTCGTGGTTTTTAGGGACACCGTTTAAATGAAACCTGTTAGGGGACAGTGATGGATTTTGCAGGGAATGTTAAGATTCTACAAGAAAACTCTGATGTGGCGGCTTTGGCAGATTTCTGTAACGGGCTAACTGTTGAACAATGGGGCGTATGGGATCATCGACAGAATACCTACTCCGCACATAGGGACACAAAAACATTTCCTCTTGTGTGGAGTAGGTTAGACGCTATCAGCCTACCTACTGTTTTAATGAATGTTGATTCTTTAGCCATTAAATTAGCGCAGCCCTTTATTGCATTCCTTGAGAAGTTCTATAGCGGGATTGTGTACAAGGCGATGCTCACACTATTACCGAAGGGGGGCAAAATTTCTCCTCATGTAGATAGCGGGGAATGTCTTCTAAATATCCACAGGTGTCACCTCGTAATAACCTCAGAAACTGGAGTTGATTTTATGGTAGGTAATGTAAATAATTACTATGCACCCGGCACTTTATTCGAGTTTAATAACTCCCGTGAGCATTCTGTAACAAATAATTCGGACGCAGATAGAGTTCATTTAATAATAGATATGTTGCCTTTAAATGATAAAGATAGGTAGCTCAGTAGGAGTGAAAAATGGACATTGGTACTGCTCTTTTTACCGCTAACTGTCTGGACTGTGGCAATGAATGGGTAACGGATTGGCCTGAGAGGACACGCCGAAAGGAGTGTCCAGAGTGTAAAAGCCTTAACACGGAGAAACACACTACCAATGTATCAGAAATGCCAAAGCGGGTTTATCAGAAGGATGTGGCTAAGTACCTTGAAAAAGAGATAACCGCATTGCTGGAAGAGAGTGAATATCGTTTGAACACCTATGTAAAATTAGGTATTTTAGAAGCGGTGAAACTAGGTGTACTACTGAGTAAAAATGACTAATAGACAACCCTCAATGCGGTCGGATTTACAAGACGTTCTGATTACTTATAACCCTTTTGATATTAAAGTAAGGATTGGAGCCTAATGAAATATAAAATAACCAAGAATTTTTTGCCTACAGATTTGTTTGAAGAACTTAAAAATTGCATTACGGAGGATAAGGATTTTCCTTGGAGAAAAAGAGAGCATATGGTAAAGGATACTGATGATGCATTATATTTTAATTATTGTTTTTACAATAATATGGAATCTCAATCAGTAAAATATAGGGAGTGGATTATTCCTATTTTAGAAAAATTAGATGCAGCAGCACCCATACAAGTTGAATGTAGATTCTCTATTAGTGAACTATATAAAACGTCAAGTTGGCATTGTGATTATGATTATAGCTTTCCTTGCAAAACGGCTATTCTATATTTGAATGATTGTGATGGCGGAACTGAATTAAAGATTGATAATAAAATTATTTTCGTCAAAGCTGATGCTAATAAAATGTTGGTTTTTGATAGCCCTATTATGCATAGAGGCATTACTTCTAAAGACGTGCCAATACGATATATTATAAATTTTAACTACTTCTGTGTTAATCAAGAAGTTTTGGACAAAAAGTTTTAGAAAACATATAAGGTACGTTTGTTATGCCCACGAGACAGCCATCAATGCGGTCGGATTTACAGGATGTTCTTATCACTGTTGCGCGTATTGATGAGCGTATTGTGACGATTTTTAACCGTCAGGAAGTTATCGAAGAGCGAGTAAATTCGATGGATAAAAAAATCCAACTGATTTCGCCAGCCGTTAAATTCGGGGAGCGGGTTTTTTGGATTTTATTGGTTGTGACTGTAGGAGCGTTTTTCAACTTACAATGAAACTAGACTGGATATTACTGGATATGGCGTGTCGTTATTCAAAGAAGGCTTATGATGACGATATTCCCGATTCGATTAAAATTGAATCGAAACTCACTTCCACAACAGCCTTTATCATAAAACTCCGCACGATAGATATTGTTTGTTTTCGCGGCACTCAAAGTTTGCATGACTGGTTATTTAACCTGAGTGCAGTGCCTGTACCTTATGCCGGAAGGCTCTGCCACGGTGGTTTCGTTGCTGCCCATCTCTCAGTCTGGAGCAAAATAAAGAAGCACCTTCACCCCAAGAAGAGAACCCTTTTCTGCGGTCATAGTCTGGGTGGCGCACTTGCTGAGTTGTCAGTAGCAAAGTTAAGCGGGAAACACCCCAATCTAAACCTAGTCGCGTTTGGTAAGCCTAATGTCTTTTTTAAGGGGTTCAAGCGACCTATGGAACTGGATAATCAGATATCCTGTGTACGCGGGTCTGACTTAATTGCAACCATTCCTAGATTTTTTTATGGGCCAAGCAAGAGTCAGACGATGTTGTATTTTGCGAATTCGGGTAAGGACTACATTGACCCTGCCAAAGCGTTTCGCAAGAAAGACAGGAGGGTTGCCGGGGCGATGTCAGATCATTTAATGGGCGGCTATACTGAGCGCTTGGAGGTGTTTTTGCAGGCGGAGGATATTGACGCAATGATTACTAAGGAAGAAGCTAAAGAGTTAAATAAATTATTAGATGAGGTAGAGGATGCCAATGGCTAGAATATTGTTGATTATGATGCCCCTCCTTGTTGGTTGTTCACAAATTGAAGCCCTCGCGGTGACGGAGGGTGACAATGCGTTCGCCTGTTTAAAGGGGGAGTCCTCTGCCACAGCAGGGGTATTCGGTGGCAGTGTCAGTGGGATTACCGTAGAAGTCCCCGCAACTGTGGATACATCCCAATGGACGGCTCAGGATTGGGCCACTTTGGCAGAAGTTTGTGACTGAAAATGTCGAAATTTCTGGCTCTGTTTGTAGGCATCGGGATAAGTTTGTACCCGGTGTTCCTGCATTCTTCTTTAATTGAGATAATAATGGACGAAAACAGTATGGAAAAACTGATTTCCACGCTTAAACGGCATGAAGGGGTTAAAACCCACGCTTACCGTGACAGCCTCGGTATCCTTACTATTGGCTGCGGGAGAAATATCAATAACAGTTCAAAGGATAAGGGCATCGGAATCAGCATTGATGAAATTGAATATATGCTTCAGAACGACATTGAGCGCACCATTAAAGAGCTAAGTCAGGAATATGTTTGGTTTAATGACATGGAGGAAGGCGCTAGGCGTGACGGGATCATTAATATGCACTTTAATCTTGGCAGGTTCCGGTTTGCCGGATTTAAGAAGGCGATTGCCCATATGGAGAGTGGCTCCTATGATGCCGCTGCCACGGAATTTCTGGATAGTCGCTGGGCCAAGCAGGTTAAGGGTCGGGCCTTAGAGGTTACTGATATGATTAAAAGTGGGACATACATAGGATAACTATGCCGGTTAAAAAATTACAATTTAAACCCGGAGTAAATCGGGAAACTACCCGTTATGCTGCTGAAGGACAGTGGTATGACACCGAGAAAGTACGATTCAGACGGGGATTTCCTCAAAAAATAGGGGGCTGGGAACAGCTTTCTTCTTCTACTTTCTTGGGGATATGCCGTTCTCTCCATAACTGGGCGACACTAGGATTACAAAATCTTGTTTCTGTAGGTACGCATCTCAAATATTATTTGGAAAAAGGGGGCGCTTATTATGATATTACCCCTATTAGAGAAACTACAGCAGCGGGCGACGTTACTTTTGCCGCTGTCAATGGGGATGCCACTATAACTGTAACTGATGCGTCTAATGGGTCTATCCAGAATGACTTTGTGACTTTTTCGGGCGCGGCTTCTCTAGGTGGCAATATTATTGCGGCGGTACTTAATCAGGAATATCAGATAGCTACCCGTATAAATGACAACTCCTACACGATAGAAGCTAAAGACACTTCTGGTGTTACGGTATTAGCTAATAGTTCTGATACAGGTAATGGCGGGGGGAGTACGGTAGGTGCTTATCAAATAAATACTGGTAATGAATTAGAAGTGCCTTTCACTGGGTGGGGCGCTGGTACATGGAGTCTGGGTACATGGGGTACTGGAGGTACTACAGTGGCAGGGATGCGGTTGTGGAGTCAGTCTAATTTTGGTGAAGATTTATTCTTTTTACCTAGAAATGGAGCTTTATATTACTGGGACGCAAGCGGGGGTATAAATACCAGAGGAGTGTTAGTAAGTTCTTTAGGTGGTGCAGCACAGGTTCCTACTGTGGCTAATATGGCCTTTGTTTCTGATATTTTTAGGTTTGCCTTCTGTTTTGGAGTTAATGCAGTAGGGAGTTCTACACTTGATCCCATGCTTATCAGATGGTCGCACCAAGAAGATATAAGCGACTGGAACCCCACTGCTATCAATCAAGCTGGTAGTTTAAGTCTTTCTGAAGGGACTGAAATAATCCAAGCTATCCAAGCACGGCAAGAAATCTTGGTTTGGACAGATGCAGCGGTGTACGGTTTTCAATATCTAGGCGCACCAGAGGTATGGGGCGGAACCTTGTTAGGTTCTAATACTACGATTGCCAGTCCAAATGCGGCGATATACTCTAATAATATTGCTTACTGGATGGGTAAGAATAAGTTTTATTTCTACGACGGTACGGTTAAAACGCTGCCTTGCGAAGTGCGTTGCCATGTATTTGATGATTTTAATATAGAGCAGTATGACCAAATTGTTTGTGGTTCCAATGAGGAATTCGATGAAATATGGTGGTTTTATTGTTCTAGCAGTGCTACTCAGAATGACCGGTATGTTGTATATAATTATGTAGATAATGTCTGGTATTACGGTAGTTTAGCTCGATCAGCGTGGATGGATTCCGACCTTCGTGTACATCCTTTAGCAGCTACCTTTAACAACAAGTTAGTGAGTCATGAAAAAGGTGTAGATGATAACGAAACAGGTACACCCGCAGCCATCACTGCAAGTATCACTTCTGCCCAGTTTGATCTGGATGACGGTGATCGTTTCATGTTGGTCAATCGTATGCTGCCTGACATGACATTTGAGGGGTCTACGGTAGAATCGCCAGCCGCTACTTTAACTTTAAATCCTTTAGAAAACTCAGGTTCCGGGCGTTATAATCCTGCTTCAGTAGGGGGTAACAGTACTGCTACGGTTACTAGAACAGCCACAGCGCCTATAGAGGCGTATACCGGGGAAGTGTTTATTCGTGTACGGGGACGACAAATGTCGTTCAAAATTGAATCTACAGCTACAGGAGTAACGTGGAAGCTGGGCGCAACTAGAATGGATATGCGTCCTGACGGCAGGAGAGGGTAGTGCCTAAAGACCTGATAAACAAGGTCACTAATCCAGCGCT